CTAAAAATTAAAGAGCAGGGTGCTGGGTATTGTCACTTCCCATCTAGCTATCCTGATGAGTATTTTAAGCAGTTGACAGCTGAAAAGATTATCAAGAAATACCACAAAGGCTTTTACAAGCGCGAGTGGATTAAAACGCGTCCGAGGAACGAGGCACTCGATTGCCGCGTATATGCTTGGGCGGCCTTGTCTATTATCAATGTCAATGTTAATATCATGGCGCAGAGGTCTAAAAAGGCATCGGCAAATGGCGATAACGAAAGTGAATCGAAACCGCAACGCCGCAAGCGTTACCCGCAAAGGCAAGGCGGTTTTGTAAATGGATGGCGTTGATGGCACGCAAAAATAGTATTGCAGAACCACGCGTCACGCTAAAGGTTCGCAGACGGGGTCGCCACGCAAAGCGTGTAAAAGCGCGGGACAGAAAACAGACGTTCTATACGCAAGGGGCTTGCCGTGGGTAATTTATTTGATAGTGCAAACGCACCCGTCGGAGTCCCGACCGAGGTGGTGATTGGCGACTTCATCCAGTTTAAGATTACACAGTTCTCATCTGACTACGATAACGCGCTATTCACGATGCGCTTTGTCGCCCGTATCTCTACCGGCGGCAGCAGTGAAATAAAGGTTGATGCAACCGCACTCGAAGACGACTATCTTTTCACCATCGCCAGCGCGACCTCTGCGGCTTTTACGGTCGGGGAATATCACTATCAGTTAGAGATTGAGCGCAACAGCGACAACGAGCGCGTCGTTGTCGACCGTGGGCAAATAACCGTGTCAACTGATTTCGATGATAATGTTGACCCGCGCCACCATGCAGAAATCATGCTCGACAAGATTGAAAGTATTCTGGAGGGCAAGGCTGATAGCGATGTTTCAAGCTACAGCATCAATGGCCGCTCACTTTCTAAGTTCTCGCCAGATGAATTAGTGCAGTGGCGTGATTATTATAAACGCGAGGTGGGGTTAATTAAGCGCAAGGAAGCTATTAAGCACGGGCGCAAACCAAAATCCACCATTCTGGGAAGGTTCTAAACGATGGCACTTTTTGATTTTCTGCGCCCTAAAGACGAGCCGGCAACGCAACGCGAAAGACGCGGCATCCGCAAGTTGGTTCGCAACTATGCAGGCGCAAATCAAGGGCGGCTCTTTGCCGACTTTATCGCGTCCAGCTTTTCTGCTGACAGCGAGTTAAAAACAAACCTCCCTATCTTGCGTGACCGCAGTCGCGACCTTGCTAGGAATAATGAATACGCCAAACGATTTTTGAACCTAATAAAAACAAACGTGGTTGGCGAGAAGGGCTTCTCCATACAGGTTCGCGCCCGTAATAACGACCGCACCCTAGACGCTGCCGGCAACACTATAATCGAAAACGCTTTTGGTGCGTGGGGGCGCATGGGTAACTGCGAAGTGTCAGGCCGCATGTCTTGGCTTGATTGCCAGAGGTTTGTTGCAGAAGGAATGGCGCGAGACGGAGAGGTGTTTGTCAAAAAAATTCGAAACCGTAACTTTCGTGATGGGTTCACACTGCAGTTCCTAGAGTCCGACCTCGTTGACCACAACAAAAACGGTCGCAATGAAAGTAATAACAACGAGATTCGCATGGGTGTTGAGTTGGACAGCTTCCACCGGCCTGTTGCTTATTATGTTTTGACCGACCACCCTAACGATGATTTCACAGGCAAGGTTAAACCGCGCAAGCACACACGTGTTCCCGCAGACCAAATCATTCATATATTTATGCCCAGCCGCACTTACCAAACACGCGGTGAGCCATTTATGGCTCCAGCCATCGCTAGCCTAAAGCACCTAGCCGCATGGCGAGAGGCCTCTGTAGTAGCAGCACGCGCCTCGGCGGCTAAGTTCGGAATCATCACAACACCGAGCGGCGACGAGTTTGTTGGCGACGATGAAACGCAAGACGGCGTTGATATTATTTCCTTTGAGCCGGCCTCTGTGGCACAGCTGCCTGCGGGTCATAACTTTGAGATGATTGACCCCAAGCACCCGACCAGCAACTTCTCAGAGTTTGAGACCGCTATGCTGCGCGGTATCGCCTCCGGGTTGAACGTCGCTTATACCGCCTTGTCCAATGACTTGACGGGTGTTTCATACTCCTCTATCCGTCAAGGTGCTATTGAGGAGCGCGACCATTATAAGATGCTACAATCATTTCTGGTTCAGCATTTTTGTGAGCCTGTGTTCCGTGCTTGGCTTGATAGCGCGTTAGACTTTGGCAACGTGCCTATCCCGCTAAATAAATATGACAAGTTCGCTGACAATGCGATGTTCCGTGGTCGTGGTTTTGCTTGGGTTGACCCGATGAAAGAAATCAACGCAGCCGTCACCGCAATCAACAATGGCCTGATGAGTATGAACGATGTCGCCGCCAACTATGGTCGTGATGTTGAAGAACTATTTGCCCAAATCTCAAGCGACAAAGAGATGGCGGAGCGTTACGGCCTCAAGATGGCCTTTGAGCCATTCGGCATGAAGATGCCAGCCGAGCCTGATATAGACGGAGGCAATGACGATGGCGACGTATAAACCCACTGAGGGAATGAAAGAAGAAGCGCGTCGCGGTCTAGATTGGCGTAAGGAACATGGCCGTGGAGGAACTGCGGTTGGCGTGGCGCGTGCGCGTGATATCGTAAATGGCCGTGAGCTTTCCGAGCGCACTGTAAAAAGAATGTTTTCATTCTTCTCGCGTCACGAGGTCGACAAAAAAGGTCAAGGCTTTGATGTTGGTGAGGACGGGTATCCAAGTGCCGGAAGAATTGCGTGGGCTTTGTGGGGAGGAAATTCCGGCTTCACTTGGTCGCGTGCTATTACAGAGCGTCTTAAAAATGATGAAGAACGCGCAGCACCCGACGCACTTGAGGTTGGTGACTTTGTAAGCTGGAACAGTTCTGGTGGCCGTGCGCGTGGTGAGATTATACGCGTCGAGCGCGATGGAACTATTAACGTGCCAGATAGTGATTTCTCTATTACTGGAACGCCAGACGACCCAGCCGCATTGATTGTTTTATACCGTGGCGGTGAGGAGACCGACCGCAGGGTCGCCCATAAGTTTTCTGCCCTGCGCCGTATCGACGATATACGCGGCGACCAGGAGGGATTGAAACCCGAAGAGGAAGAGCGTATGATTGACGCTGATGTCTCAACTGAGGACGAAGATATGACCGAAGAAATGAATCAACGCCATATTCAAAGCATTGAAGAAACAGAGGACGCTTACATCGTGACCTTTGGTAAATCTATGCCTGAGCGGGGCAACGAAGAAAAAGAAGAAGACTTGCAGGTTGAGCGGTTTGACCGCACCGAAATGGAAAAACGCTTTTACGATACAGAAGACGAAGAGCGTTATATCGACGAGGAAACTCGCATGGTGCGCGTCGGCGTGTCTAGCGAACAACCTGTCGAGCGTTCTTTTGGCATGGAAGTTATCGACCATACAAAAGAAAGCATGAACCTAGAATTTCTGAACTCTGGACGCGCTCCGTTATTGGTCGGGCATGATATGAACGACCAAGTGGGTGTTGTCGAGAGGGTTGAGTTGGATGAGGAGGCACGCCGTCTGCGTGCTGTTGTTCGGTTCGGGAAGAGCCAACGAGCCTCTGAAATCTTTGACGATGTTCGCGACGGTATTCGTATGAACATTTCAGTCGGCTATCGTATTGATGGCAAAGTAGAGCGTGAGGGTGACCCAGATAATTACGTCCGCGTCGCCACCACGCCTATGGAAATTTCTCTCGTTCCCGTGCCGGCAGACTCGTCACAGTCTGTAGGGGTGGGTCGGTCAGTTTCCGAACCTTTAACTGAAACCCCTTCTGACGTGGAGATTAAAATGTCTGAAGAAATTAAAAATGAAGGTGTCAACCTTGACGCAGTAAAGGCCGAAGCTGTCCGCACTGCACGCAAGAACGACTCCGAAATCTTGGCACTGGCTGCCAAGCACAACAAACGCGACCTCGGTGAGGCCGCTATCCGTGAAGGTCAATCTGTAGACCAGTTCCGTGGTCAACTGCTTGACGTTATCGGTGACGACAAACCTCTCGAAACCCCTGCCTCAGTTGTAGACGCGCCGGTCAAAGAACGCCGCGAATACTCTCTGGCTAACATGCTTCGCGCCCAAGCCACTGGCGACTGGTCAGAAGCTGGTCTCGAGCGTGAAGTTGACCAAGAAATCACCAAAAATGTTGGTCGCTCTGCTGAAGGCACATACATTCCTGACTTCATTTGGAGCCAGCGTGCAGGTGCATTGGCAACCGGCGCAACTGGTGCTGTTGGCGACGAGAACGATTTCTCGAACTTTGTCCCGACTGTTCACCGTGGTGACCTGTTCATTGAAGCCCTTCGCGCCCAGCAAGTTCTGGGTGGCCTCGGCACGACTTACCTGTCTGGCTTGACGAACCGCATCAGCGTTCCGAAAATGTCAGCCGGTGCAAACGTCGGCTTTGTTGAGGAACTGGGTGACGTAGCAGACCAAAGCGGCACGGACGCAGCTATGACGCTCCAGCCCCGCACTTTGGGCGGCTATGTAGATATCTCTCGCTTGATGCTGATGGAAGCAGTTCCGGCAATCGAGCAGGTTATCCGCAATGACCTGATGGCTTCTATGGCTGACAAAATCGAGTATTACGCAATCAACGGCTCTGGCGCATCTGGCCAGCCGACCGGTCTGCTTAATACTGCTGGCATCAACAACCTTGACATCTCGTCTGGCACAGACGTTGACGCTCTGACTTGGAGCGACATCATCGCACTGGTCAAGCTGGTCGAGGAAGACAACGGCGTAGTGAACGCCGGTGCTGCTGGCTTCTTGTCTCACCCTGCCGTTAAAGCGAAACTGGCCTCAACCGCCAAAGTTTCGTCCACCGACAGCGTGATGATTTTGAATGACCCGTGGAATAACCTTTATGGTTATCCTGTTGCCTTCTCAAGCAACGTCCCGACGACGCTTGACCCGGGTGATGGCGGCAACGACGCATCGGCAGTTGTGTTTGGCGACTTTAGCCAACTCGTAATTGCTAGCTTTGGCGCACCGTCAATTCTGGTTGACAACTTCAGCAACAGCTTGGCCGGCTCTAGCCGTCTCGTGCTGCACACTGAAATTGACACCGGTGTTCGTAATGCCGTTAGCTTCGCCAAGACCGATGAGGTCAGCGTAGCTTAATTGCTAACTTGGAAGTGGCGGGGCGCAAGCCCCGTCACGACCTTTCTTTTATGAGGTGGGATTATGAAAATTAAGATTTTACAAAAATGTTTTAT